TAAGAATATGGGCACTTCGTATCCTACTTATGGAACTGCAAACTATACAGGTACATTATCTTTGTGGGGCGTTCAACTAGAGCAAGGCTCAACAGCCACAGCCTTTCAAACTGCAACGGGAACAATCCAAGGAGAATTAGCCGCTTGCCAGAGGTATTACTGGAGACAAACAGGCGAGTCTGCTTATTCAGTTTATGCTATGGGTGCCAACACAAGCACAACAAATTGCAATGTCTTTATTCAGTTTCCTCAAATTATGAGAACATCACCAAGCGCGGTTGAGTTCACAACTTTAGCCTTACAGGAAAGCAACAGCGGTGCTGTAACTGCTGTTACTGGATTGACAGTAGATAGTTCAACACAAAGCACTAAAGGTATTTGTTTGAATGCAACTGTTGCATCGGGATTAACTCAACACAGAACATCAAGAATAGAAGCAAACAATTCTACATCAGCCTACATTGGCTTTAGTGCAGAACTTTAGGAGATGGCAATGGACAATGTAACTTTTGTAACAGATGAGCAAGGCGTAGAACACGCAATTATTGACCGAGGCAACGAAGAGTTTACTTCAATGCCTAAGTCAGAATACGACCGCCTGCAAGGGAAACAATCCACACCGATGGTGACTGATGAAGCCGATTCTTTGTAAAGCTGGACAACAACTTCGTGAGCAGATTGATGATTCATTTCCTGAACGCTCTCGCAAGTCGGATGGCTGGATAGGCGATGCTCGTCACCAAAAAGCAGGTACAAGTGATCACCTTCCTGATCCGATTGACGGCACAGTCAGGGGTTTGGATATCGATGCGAATTTCGACTCACGAGCCAATACAAGTGCTTATCTTTCAGACCAGATACGTCAATGCGCCAAACGCGATAAGCGGGTCAAGTACGTCATTCACAAAGGAAAGATTGCCTCAGCTAAATCACTTTGGCGTTGGCGTACTTACAATGGGATTAATCGCCACGATCATCACATTCATATCAGCTTTACCAAAAAGGGCGATTCAGATTCTGCGTTCTTCCAAATCCCAATGCTAGGAGCAAACACATGAACATGAAAAATCCTCTCGTCCTAACTGCTGGCGCATTTCTATCAGCATGGGCTGCAAGCAACTTCGATGTAGATTACCGAGCAATTCTTTGGGCTGTGCTTGCTGGTGTATTCGGATATGCGACCCCGAAAAAATGACACAACAGGACTTCTTTACTCTTTACATCGCAACCGTATCTATCATCGGTGGACTCTCTGGCTATGTCATCACTCACTTATTGGGAGAAATTAAACGACTCAATACGCGTGTCGATGAAATCTATAACATCTTACTAGAGCGATAATTTTTGCTATGGCGAGAAAAGCAACTAAGAAGCTAGTGGATGAAGGCTATTCCAAACTAGATGCGTGGGCTATTGGTGTGCATGAAATGTATCGTGCATTGCGCCGCGCAGGTTTTCCAGTTGATTTGGCACTTGCCATTATTGTGGAGAAGAACGCTTATCCTGAATGGATTCTCCCAAACCCAATCAACCCAAATATCCCAGAGCCAGACTGGTATGACGATGAGGATGAATGAAGCGAACTATCGTATGGCCAGATTTACAATGCCCTTATGAAGATCAACACCTTATACGGAATTTCGAACTATTTGCAAAAGCGTTTAAGCACGATTCTGTCGTTACTATTGGAGATGAAATCGATCTCCCACAAATCAGTCGATGGACTGAAAACACACCAGGCTGGTACGAGCAGACACTAGCTGATGATCGTGACCACACAGTAGATGTGTTGTGGCGAATTACTCAATATGCAAAGGAAGCCCATTCGGTGCGCAGCAATCACACCGATAGACTTTACAACGTCATCATGAAGAAGATTCCAGCCTTTTTGTCATTGCCTGAACTTCGTTTTGAAAAGTTTATGAAGCTCGATGAATTGGGCATCCAATTCCACAAAGAGGCTTATCCCATTGCTCGTGGCTGGATAGCCGTTCATGGTGATTTGGGTGGGCTTAATCCTAATCCTGGCATGAGCGCGTTGAACCAGGCGAAAAAGGCAGGGGTCAGCACAATTATGGGTCACACGCATAGAGCGGGCAGGAGTGCCGTTTCTGAGGCCTACAACGGCTCTGTGAGGCGCGTACTGCATGGAGTTGAGGTAGGACATGCAATGTCCGTAAAGGCCGCCAAATACGTTTCTATGCCGAATTGGCAGCAAGCCTTCGCCATTGTCACCGAGATAGGCAAGAATGTGCAAGTGGACTTAATTTATGTGGAAAAGGACGGTACTTTCATTGTGTCAGGTAAGAGATACGGGCGCGCTCGGTAACGATGTCCTACGGGATATTGATGATCAGATGGATGACTCAGAATTGTTACCGTTTCGTTATCAAAATCTACTGAATAAACCCCACTAGCTGTGCAACACTCTTCCTGTTCCCGAAATACGGGGCAAGAAAGGGCTACATGATTATCAACTCTTTAACTATCCTGATAATTGCAGGAGTGGGTTTACTGTCTTACTTCTGCTTTAGATTAGGCCAAGAAGTTGGCTATGACGAAGGACTGATTGCAGGTCGCAAAGCCGTCCGAAAGTATTACGAGCAGGTTGGTCGATGAAAGCAACTGAGGCGCTTATCAATGCAATCGACATCATGCAAGATCGTGGCAAGGTCTACGGTCATCCGAAAATCAATCAAGGTCGCATCGCTGCAAGGTTATCCTGTCTACTTGATTACCCAATCACAGACGCACAAGCTGCTCTTGCAATGGTCGAAGTCAAGCTTGCAAGAATCACCGAGTCACCAAACCACCTTGACTCATATCTAGACGCAATTTGTTACCTTAGCATTGCTCTTGAATTACAAAGTAATGGAGATGAACTTTATGTTTAGAGAAGATGTTAAGCGTTACATGAACCGAAAACAATGGCGAATGTTGCAACGTGGATTACGCGATAAAAAGCGCAATGATTTTAGAGAATGGTATGAACGCCAAATGAAAAAGGAAGAAAGGCGAGATGTTTAACCTAGAAGATTACGAGACAGTAGAAGTAAGACTGGAGAAGTTCATTAAGGACTTTCCTGATTTCCGAGTAGAAACAGAGTTGGTGAGTTTCCAAAATGACCGATACATTGTTAAAGCATGGCTTTATCGTACTTTCGCTGATAGCACGCCGTTCTCCAGCGGACTCGCTGAGGAGACGATTAGCAGTCGAGGCGTTAATGCAACTAGCGCATTGGAAAACTGCGAAACTTCAGCGATCGGCAGAGCGCTTGCGAACGCTGGTTATGCAAGCAAGGGTAAGCGACCAAGCCGAGAGGAAATGGTTAAGGCAACAAGAGCAAAGCTCACACAACCCAAAGAGCATATCCCTGTCGTAAACGAAGATGATCCCTGGACAATTAAAACCGTTGCACCACCATCAACATCAGCTGAAGCAGTTGAAATTGTGAAGGACATTATAGGCGGTACAACTGACAAAGACATTCCGCGTTGTCCTCATGGGCAAATGCATTGGGCTACCGGTACAAGCAAGACTGGTAAGCCGTGGGGTCATTTCAAGTGCATGAACGCAGCTACTGGCGAGATGAATCGATGCGCCAAAGGTGAAGACATTATATGGTATGAAATAGCACCAAATGGATCATGGAGACCGCAGAAGGTGAGGGCATAACTATGGGTGAAATGGTAATATTTGATAATGGCACAGCCACCGTCATGGGCGGAGAGTTCGAAGAACCGCAGGATATTGTTATCTATTGCGATCTATGCAATGAGCCTTTGGCTATCACTCCAACAGCTATTGATGAAGTTTATCTACGCTGCATCAAATGCTTCACAATAAATGCCAAGCCAGCACAGAAGGAATAGAGGCTTAGCAACCGAACGCCTTGTCGCAGACTACTTGAGGGAGTGGTGGCAATACGCTACGGTTGGAAGAGGTGCAGATCCGTCTGGTGACATCGTAAACCTTCCATTTGATGTGGAAGTCAAGGGTGTAGCCAAATTCGCACCGCTAGCATGGCTTCGCCAAAGCAAGGCAAGAACGACTAAGAGTGGGAAACTTGGGGTAGTTGTTCTTCGCTGTAATGGTCAAGGGGCATTAGTGTCTGAGTATGCGGCACTATTACCGTTACACGCTTTGGTGGAGCTACTGCTAAGAGCAGGTTATGACAAGATTCCTTTAGAGTTAAATCCCATCAGATGCAATAAGTGTGGTGGTTGGATTATTGAGAAAATGGAGTGCAAAACCTGTGAGAAAGAAGCGCCTAATGCCAATGTATGAATATCGTTGCCCTATTTGTAATACTCAAATGGAGCTTGAATTATCTATGGATCATGACTTGGTGAGATGCACAGATTGTGGCGCACAAGCTAATCGAATCTACTCAGTACCTGGCTTAGTGTTTAAGGGTACTGGCTGGGGTAAGGACAAGAATTGAAGATTGGCTCATTATGCACCGGCTACGGTGGCTTAGATATGGCTGTTGAAGCTGTATTTAATGCTGAAACTGTATGGGTGTCAGAGATTGATAAATACGCATCAGCCTTAATTAAGGAACGCTTCTTTGTTCCCAATCATGGCGACCTTAAAACAATCAACTGGAACGAAGTTGAACCCATTGACATATTAACTGCTGGCTATCCTTGCCAGCCTTTTAGCCATGCAGGTTACAGAAAGGGCACAGACGATGAACGACATATCTTCCCATATATCTTGGAAGCAATTAGCATCCTTAGACCACGATACGCAATCATGGAAAATGTCAGAGGACATCTCAGTCTCGGATTCAAAGAAGTTCTCAAAGGGCTTGCCGAAGTCGGGTATGATGCGAAATGGCGTATTGTTCGAGCTAGTGATGTCGGAGCACCACACCAACGAGCACGATTGTTCATCATTGCTGAACCTTCCAACACCATTGGCGAACGATGCCAAGATAAGTCATGTTGCAAGAAATCAAATGAGTCTGAGCAAAGCATTATTACCAACTCCAACTGTCATGCATGTAAGGAATCACGACGAACCGATAGAAGTATTCGAGGCACGACAAGCGAGGTCATCAACGGGTCAGATAGGTCAATCAACGGGTGTTGCTGTGCGACTAATTGCAACCCCAACGACCAATGTGTCACACACAACTGGACGATGTCGCAACTGGGGCGCAGATTTGCTACACGATGTGAAATGCGAATGCAAAGAACGCCGAATACATTGGATTTAGAAGGTCGATTAAACCCTGTCTTTGTTGAATACATGATGGGCTTACCCGAA